AAATCAGCATAGGCCCTGACTACAAGTCAGGAGCAATGCACTATATAGTTAATCAGGAAATTTTAAACGGAACTCACAAGATTCATCTTATTAGATATGACCAAGAGTCAGATTCTATAAAGATTTGGATTGAGAGTGATAGAGAAGAGATACTCTTATGGAAGGAGTTTACAAGCACTATGCCTATCTCTGTTGAGTATAATATAAATTTCTAACGATATGACTAAGGAAGAAAAGCAAGAGATGCTTGTTCATTTAGAGCAGCTAAAAGCAGAAAAATCAAATACCGATGACTTTGGTGAGCAGATGGAAATAGCTGACCAAATTCACGCAATAGAAATGAAATTGAACGGAGTTAAACCAACGGATTCTTACTTTGAATGTGAAGGTTGTGGCTCATAAAAAACAATATGCGGTCTCCATTTTACTTTATAGTGAGCCCCAAGAAGGGCAAGCGTTATGATAACACCAAAGACATAGGTGGGGTAGAGGTTATAACCTCTACATCAGAAGAAGATTTTCGATTCGCGAATCGAGAAGCTATAGTAAAAGAACTACCATTAGGATATCAAGGTTCGATAAAAGTTGGTGACACACTTCTTGTGCATCACAACGTATTTAAGTTTTACAATGACATTAAAGGAAGGAGAAAGAGTGGAAAGAGTTTCTTTAAGGATGACTTATTCTTTATAGAACCTGACCAATTCTTTATGTACCATAATGGTACACAATGGAATGCCTATGACAGGTATTGCTTTATAGAACCAATTCCCGTACAAAATTCGTACATTTATAAAAATACTAAGGAAGAACCCCTTATGGGTTTGGTTAAGTATCCTAATGAATATCTAATTAGTAAAGGAATAAACAAAGGAGATATGGTTTGTTTCAAGCCTGATAGTGAATATGAGTTTATGGTAGACGGAGAGAAGCTATACAGAATGTTCGACCACAGTATTACAATGAAACTATGACGACTATATTTCTAACTGACGTATTTGAAAATCCTGACAAGTATGTTGAGGATATAAAAAAGAAAGGCTTTACTGATTTCAAGTCAGGGGATAATGTTTTTAAAAACGTCCAAGAGTTAGAAAGAGATGATGTTGTAAAAGCTATAGAGTCTTTGTTAGGTGCAAAGCTTGTTTTAAGTTTTGCAAGGATGTCTCCATTGGGACAAGAAGAACCTAATTTTATACATAAAGACGATATGCACGGTGACTACACCGCTATATTATATTTGAATAAAACGTATCCAAGTGGATACGGTACAACACTATACGATGAAAACGATAATGAGATATTGGTATGTAAAGCAAAGTACAATTCTCTTTACATATTTCCCTCAAGTGTAAAGCATTCAAGAAATACTTTACAGAACTTTGGAGAAGGTGATGATGCAAGATTAGTTCAAGTTATGTTTTTTAAGATTTAAAAATGAAAAAAGACAAGTGGATGTTTTTCGAAGATAGTTGGAATGAGCACGATGGTAGCCCAATTCCTTTTAAGAAAGAAAAAAGATTTAGAAGTGAATTCAAAAGAAACAAAATTAAAAATAATAGAGGCGGGTCACAGGGCGGTGGAGCAGCTTATAAAGGTGGCGAAGGAGGCGATTATTAAACACGACCCCGAAGACGACCTATCTGCTGACAGGTTAAAGAATGCAGCAGCAACAAAGAAGTTAGCAATCTTCGATGCGTTTGAAATCCTAAATAGGATTGAAGCGGAGAAGGAAGCAATAGAGTCTATGGAGAATGGCTCAAATAAAGTAGATACTAAACAAGGGTTTGCAGAAAGAAGGTCTAAATAGTTTATATAGAGTTGTACAAGATTACGTACCTAAATCTGTACTTACCAACAAGAACAAAGCAAAGAGTTGGAAGTATGGGTATGACGACACCTATGACCTTATTATAATATCAAAGGACGGAACTTTAGGAGAAGTTATAGAAATACAGAACCTAAAAATAGGTTTACCCCTTGCTCCTAAAAAGTGTCTTCAAAGACACTCTAAAAAAGAAAATCAGTATTGGGAAAGAAAAGACCTTCCTAAAGAACTGAGTAAGATTCAATCTATATTCCAATGGAATGATATGCCCAAGGAATTTAAAAGCCGTTGGGTTGATTATATAGAAAAAGAGTTTGACTACCGTGAGGACGGGTATTGGTTTATGAATAATGGTAAACCAACATACATAACCGGTAGTCATTATATGTACCTTCAATGGACATCCATTGATGTTGGATACCCCGACTACAGGGAGGCTAATAGACTACTATATATTTTTTGGGAAGCTTGTAAGGCAGATAAGAGAAGTTTCGGTATGGTCTACTTAAAGATTAGACGTTCGGGATTTTCTTTTATGTCTTCGTCAGAGTCTGTAAATACCGCAACACTCGCAAAAGATTCGAGGGTTGGCATATTATCTAAGACAGGTTCTGATGCAAAGAAGATGTTTACAGATAAGGTAGTTCCTATAAATAGCAGGTTACCATTCTTCTTTAAGCCTATTATGGATGGTATGGACAAGCCTAAAACAGAATTAGCCTATCGTGTACCGGCATCTAAGATTACAAAGAAAAATATGTTTGACTCAGATGATGAGCAAATAGAAGGATTGGACACTACTATAGATTGGAAGAACACAGATGATAACTCTTATGATGGTGAAAAACTTTTATTATTAGTACACGATGAGAGTGGTAAATGGGTAAAGCCAAATAATATTCTAAACAATTGGCGAGTAACAAAGACTTGTCTTAGGTTGGGTAGTAAAGTGATAGGAAAGTGTATGATGGGCTCTACTTCTAATGCATTAGCAAAGGGTGGTGATAACTTTAAAAAGCTTTACGAGAACTCTAATGTTTTAAAGAGAAGTGCAAACGGACAAACACAAAGTGGGATGTATTCACTTTTCATCCCAATGGAGTGGAATATGGAAGGGTTTATTGACAGGTATGGTATGCCTGTATTTAGAACTCCTAAGAAACCATTGTTAGGTATTGATAACGAAATTATCAATCAGGGCGCTATTGATTATTGGGAAGCAGAGGTTGAATCCTTAAAGAACGATGCTGATGCGTTGAATGAATTTTACCGTCAGTTTCCAAGAACTGAGTCACACGCATTCCGTGACGAGAGCAAGCAATCAATATTCAACCTAACCAAGATATATCAACAAATAGATTACAACGATTCCTTAATAAAAGAACATCACATTACTCAGGGTTCTTTCCATTGGAAAAACGGAATAAAAGATAGTGAGGTTGTGTTTTCCCCAACAAAAAGTGGTAGGTTTTTTTTAAGTTGGATACCAAGTTCGAGGGTAAGAACTGCCCCCGTAGTTAAGAACGGGAGTAAATTTCCTCCGAATGAACATATAGGAGCATTTGGTTGTGACTCCTATGATATATCAGGCGTTGTTGGTGGAGGTGGTTCTAATGGTGCTCTTCACGGGCTGACCAAATTTAATATGGATGATGCTCCAAGTAATCATTTCTTTTTAGAATACATAGCAAGACCGCAGACCGCAGAGATATTTTATGAGGACGTATTAATGGCTTGTGTGTTTTATGGTATGCCTATCTTAGTGGAGAATAACAAGCCAAGGTTATTGTATCATTTTAAGAATAGAGGATACAGAAACTATTGTATGAATAGGCCGGACAAACACAAGAACAAACTATCTAAAACAGAAAGAGAACTTGGCGGCATACCAAACTCAAGTGAGGATGTAAAACAGGCACACGCATCTGCTATTGAATCCTACATTGAGAAGTATGTGGGCATAGATATGGAGGGTACGTATAGAGCCTCTGACGAAATGGGTGATATGGTGTTTACAAGGACTCTTGAAGATTGGGCAAAGTTTGATATTACTAATAGAACCAAGTATGATGCGAGTATATCTTCAGGCTTGGCGATTATGGCTTGTCAAAAGCACATATATCAACCTCAGAAAAAACAGTCAAAAATAAACATTAACTTTGCAAGGTATAATAACAAGGGAACAACAAGCGAAATTATTAGATGAAAGATGTTAAGGTAAACATAACATCGACAGGGTTTCCAAGTCAATTTGTTTCTGATGCAGAAAAAGCATCAGATGCTTTCGGTTTACAAATCGGGCAGGCCATTCAGTATGAGTGGTTCAAAAAGGACGGGACACAATGTAGATTCTATGACCAATGGAGAAACTTCCATAGGTTAAGACTATATGCACGTGGCGAACAACCTGTTGGTAAATATAAAAACGAATTAGCAATTAACGGTGACTTGTCTTATCTAAATTTGGATTGGACTCCTGTACCTATTCTTCCTAAGTTCGTGGACATTGTAGTCAATGGGATGTCCGATAGGTTATTCAAGGTTAAGGCTTATGCTCAAGATGCTATGTCTCAATCTAAGAGAAGTAAGTATCAGGATATGATTGAAGGTCAGATGCTTGCGAAACCTATGTTAGAGGTTATTCAAGAAAAGACGGGCGCTAATCCATTTACTATAGAGCCTGAAGAACTTCCTAAGTCAGATGAAGAGTTGTCCTTATATATGCAACTCAATTACAAGCCTGCTATTGAAATAGCGGAAGAAGAGGCTATCAATACTATTCTTGAAGAGAACAAGTATATAGACTTAAGAAAACGTCTTGACTATGATTTAACTGTGTTAGGTATTGCCGTCGCTAAACACGAGTTCCTTCCCGGAGCAGGTGTAGAGGTTAAGTATGTTGACCCTGCTAATGTTGTATATAGCTACACAGAAGACCCACATTTTAAGGATTGTTTCTATTGGGGTGAGATTAAAACACTTCCTATTACAGAACTAACTAAGATTGACCCAACTCTAACCAAGGAGCAGTTAGAAGAGATTGCAAAGAGTGGGCAAAGTTGGTACGACTATTATAATACTGCTCAGTATTATGATAATGATATATTCTACAGAGATACTGTAACCCTAATGTACTTTAATTATAAGACCACCAAGAAGATGGTCTATAAGAAAAAGATTAATGAGGATACAGGAGCAACAAGAGTTATTCAAAAGGATGACACCTTCAATCCACCACAAGAAATGATGGATGAGAATAACTTTGAGAAAATAGAAAAGACCATTGATGTATGGTATGATGGTGTGATGGTTATGGGAACTAACTACTTATTGAAGTGGGAGTTGGCCGAGAATATGGTTAGACCAAAATCATCATCTCAACACGCATTGCCAAACTATGTGGCAGTAGCGCCAAGAATGTATAAAGGTGTTATTGAATCTTTAGTTAGAAGGATGATACCATTCGCTGACTTAATTCAGATTACACACCTCAAATTACAACAGGTTATTGCTAAGGTAGTTCCTGATGGTGTATTCATAGATGCTGATGGCTTGAACGAGGTAGACCTTGGTACGGGTAACGCCTACAATCCTGAAGATGCATTGAGACTGTACTTCCAAACAGGTTCTGTTGTTGGTAGGTCTTATACTCAGGATGGTGAGTTTAACAATGCAAGAGTTCCTATTACACAGTTAACATCTAATTCGGGGGCATCTAAGACACAAATGCTTATAGGTAACTATAACCATTACTTAAATATGATACGCTCTGTAACAGGCTTAAATGAAGCGAGAGATGGCAGTATGCCTGACCCTAACTCGTTAGTTGGTTTACAGAAGTTAGCAGCCTTGAATTCTAATACTGCAACACGTCACATTCTTGATGGTAGCTTGTATATGTTTAGAAGTCTTTCTGAGGCATTAACATATAGGATTGGTGATATATTAGAGTATTCCGACTTTGCAGATGATTTTGCAAATAAGATTGGAAAGTACAACGTAAGCATTCTTAATGATATTAAGGACTTATATATTTATGATTTCGGAATCTTTATTGAGGTAGCACCTGACGAAGAAGAGAAGGCACAACTTGAGCAGAATATTCAAATGGCATTATCTAAAGGTGACATTAACCTTGAGGATGCTATTGATATTAGAGAGATTAAAAACATTAAGCTTGCTAACCAACTCTTGAAAGTGAAGCGTAAAGCTAAGCAGGATAGAGAAGAGCAGATGCAAATGCAGAAGCAAGCAATGCAATCTCAACAACAATTAAAATCTCAAGAGATTGCTGCTCAGTTGGCAATGAAGAAAATAGAAATGGAAACTCAGGCTAAGATACAGATTCAACAGTCAGAGATTCAGAACCAAATTATGAAGCTGCAGCAAGAGGCAGAACTTAAGTCTATTCTTATGGATAAAGAGTTTGGAATCAATATGCAGCTACGTGGTATGGAAGTTAGCGCTTTACAGGAGCGTGAGAAAGAAAGAGAAAAGGCTAAGTCGCAAAGGATTAGTCAGCAGAATACAGAGCAATCAAAGCTTATTAATCAGAGAAAGAACAACCTTCCTCCGATGAACTTCGAATCAAACGAGGATAGCTTAGATGGTTTTGATTTAGCTGAGTTCTCACCTCGATAAATGTCTAAATTTTTTATATTAAATTTGTAACTTAAATTAAACTCATATGGAATTAAAGGTAAGAGCCATTGATGGCATCGAGCAGAAGTCGGTTCAAGAAGTTGAAAACGAACTGCTTGAAAAACACGAGCAAGAAGTAAACTCAGAAGTTGACAGTTCAACAGAACAAGTAAACTCAGAAGTTGACGATAATAAGGTTGATGCAGAAAATGCACAAACCACAGAAACTCAATCCTCAGAGTTAAGTGAGGATGACGTTCTTTCATTTATTAAAAAGAAGTACGATAAGGAAATCACTTCGGTACAGGATTTGTTTCAGGCACGAGAAGAGTCTGAACCGCTACCTGAAGATGTGGCTACTTATTTGAAATATAAGAAGGAAACAGGACGAGGGTTCGAGGATTTCTCTAAACTAAACAGAGACCTTGATGCTGTAAATCCTGATAAACTTCTTAAAGAATATCTAATGGCTACTGAAAAGGGTCTTGATGAAGAAGATATAGATGCTCTAATGGAGGACTATTCTTATGATGAAGAACTCGATGACGAGACCGCAGTAAAGAAAATTAGATTAAAAAAGAAAAAGGATATTGCTAAGGCCAAAGAATACTTTGAGTCTGAGAAAGAAAAATACAGAATTCCTCTTGAGTCAAGCGGGAGTTCTATTTCTGAGGAAGATAAAAAAGCTTTAGAGGACTACAAGCAGTATGTACAACAGGCGACCACTTATGAGGAAGAGGCCAAGCGTAAAACCGATTGGTTTATGCAGAAAACTAACGAAGTGTTCGGAAGTGAATTCAAAGGTTTTGAGTTTGCTATTGATGAAGACAAGAAGGTAATCTACTCTCCGGGTGATGCAAATGAATTGAAGAGTGCTCAAGAAAATCCTGCGAACTTTATTCAAAAGTTCTTGGACGAAGATGGGCTACTTAAAGATGCAGTTGGATACCATAAGTCATTAGCCATCGCAATGAACCCTGAAAAGTTTGCTAAGTTCTTTTATGAGCAAGGCAAATCAGTTGCAACAGAAGATGTAATACGTCAAACTAAAAATGTCAATATGACAACACGTAGAGCACCGGAAGTAACAAACAAGGGGGGAATGCAAATTAGAGCCGTTAACCCTACATCAGGGAAAGGCTTACGGATAAAAAGTAAAAAATAAAAGTTTTAAAAAAAGAAAAAAATGGCAGGACAAGTAAACCCTACTCCGGGATTCGCATTGCAGCCAAGCGCTGAGCAAGTCCCTTTATCGACTAACTATATCACAAACTTTGATTTCTTGAATCAGTATCTACCTGATACTTACGAGAAAGAGTTTGAGAGATATGGTAACCGTACTATCTCTTCTTTCTTAAGAATGGTAGGTGCGGAAATGCCTTCTAACTCTGACCTTATCAAATGGGCTGAGCAAGGAAGACTACACACTAAATATGTAAACTGTGCTTCTGCAGGTGCAGCAGGTGACCTAACGGCTACTATTACTGTAAACGACACTTTGTCTCCGGGCACAAATGGTATTGCAGTACGTAAAGGTCAAACCATTATGGTTTCTGACAACGCAGGTTCAGGCTCTAACAAAGGTATCGTTGTTGATGTTGACACATCTGCAGGTACTATTGACGTAGCTTACTACGAAGCAGCAGGGCAGGCATTTGCAAGTTCAGCAGTTGTGAGCATCTTCATCTACGGTTCTGAATTCAAAAAAGGAGTTCGTGGTATGGAAGGTTCTTTGGAAGCTGACGATGAAATCTTCGAGAACTCACCAATCATCATCAAAGATAAGTATGCAGTATCAGGTTCTGATATGGCTCAAATCGGATGGGTTGAGGTAACAACTGAAAACGGTGCAAGCGGATACCTATGGTATTTGAAATCAGAGCACGAAACAAGACTTCGTTTTGACGATTACTTGGAGACTGCAATGATTGAAGCAGTTCCTGCTGAAGCAGGTTCAGGTGCTGCAACACAATCAGTTAACGACCAAGTTGGTAACAAAGGTTCTGAAGGTGTATTCTACGCAGTAGAAAACCGTGGTAATGTTTGGGGCGGTGGATACCCTGAATCATTGACTGAGTTTGATACTATCGTTTCTCGTTTGGATAAGCAAGGTGCTATCGAAGAAAACGTATTGTTCATTGACAGAGAGTTCTCTTTTGCAATTGATGATATGTTGGCAGGATTGAACGGTTACAGTTCAACAGGTGCTGCTAACTTCGCATCTTTCGGTTTGTTTGACAACGACAAGGATATGGCGTTGAACTTAGGTTTCACAGGTTTCCGTAGAGGATATGACTTCTACAAGTCTGATTGGAAATACTTGAACGACCCTACAATGCGTGGTGGTATGTCAGATGCAGCCGGTTCAGGTAAAGTAAGCGGATTGTTAGTTCCTGCAGGTTCTACTTCTGTTTATGACCAAATCCTTGGTAAGAACGCTAAGAGACCATTCTTACACGTTCGCTACCGTGCTTCTGAAACTGAAGACAGACGTTACAAAACTTGGATTACAGGTTCAGCGGGTGGTGCAATGAATAGCGACCTTGATGCAATGGAAGTACACTTCCTTTCTGAAAGAGCGGTATGTACCCTTGGTGCAAACAACTTCTTCTTGTTCTCAGAATAAGAGGTTTAATATTGGGGGAGTGTCTTCAAAGACACTCTCCCTTTTTTTAATTTTAATAATATCTAATTATGAAAAAAACAGTAAAGTCAGTAGACCGTGTCTACAAATTAACGAGGGATGCAGCCCCTTTATCTTACACGCTGCCAACACGTAACTCACGTAGATTCCCATTAATGTATTTTGATGAGGCATCAAACACTAACAGAGCGCTTAGATACGCAAGAAACCAAAAGAGCCCCTTTGAGGACGAGCAGGATGGCAATGCCATATTAGACCCTGTAATCTTTATTGATGGTATGTTGCAAGTTCCAAGAACTAATCCTGTACTTCAGGAGTTCTTAAGTTATCATCCATTGAATGGCAAAAGATTCGTGGAGGTTGATGATGAGAAGGATGCTGCACAAGTTGTAGAAAACCTAAACTTAGAGGTTGATGCGCTTATTGAGGCAAGAAGTCTTGACTTGGAAATGATTGAAAGTGTTTCAAGAGTTTTATTCGGTGGTGACACATCTAAGATGTCAACTGCGGAATTAAAAAGAGATATCTTGGTTTACGCTAAGAGAGAGCCTGAAGATTTCTTAAACGTACTTAATGACCCTATGCTAAAGCTACAGTCTAAGGTTCATAGTTTCTTCGAGAACAATCTCCTTACATTTAGAAAAAACAAAAAAGAGGTTTGGTATAACACAAGTTCTAATAAAACAAGAATGCTTGTAGTACCTTATGGTGAAGACCCTTACTACTTAGTGTCGTCATTCTTATCAAGTGACGATGGTATTGAGAGTCTTAAGCTGCTTGAAAAAATGTTGGATTAACCAAACCTTATTATGGGTTATGAGAGGGGTCTGTTTTTAGACCCCTCTTTTTTTTTACTTATCTTTGTAAAAAAGTTTACGATGATAAACACAGTAAGAAATACAGTTCTGTCTGTGCTAAATAAAAATAACTACGGATACTTATCGCCATCGGACTTTAACTTATTCGCTAAGCAGGCTCAGTTGGATTTGTTTGAAAGTTATTTTTATCAGTACAACTATCAGATTAATAAAGAGAATGCTCGTACCTCAGGTACAGGGCTTGCGGATATAACGAAGGGTATTGAAGAGGAGTTGAATATTTTCTCTGTTTCTGCAGGTTTGTATAATCAGAGTGATAATATATATTTCACACCATCACCAACTACAACAGGTAGTGATTACTACTTATTAAATAAGGTATTGATTTATGATACCGTATTAGATGAAGGAATAACCACAGGTACTGTTGGTGGTCAAAATAAATTGATTGACTCTGCAGCAGATTTCACCGTAGATGTTCAGGTAGGAGATATAGTAGCAGTTGAGAACTCAGGAGTTCAGTATGTTAACGTTTTATCTGTAGATAATGCTAATGAATTAACTGTATCTGCATCGGTAATTAATGCTATTGGTTTACCATATGCTATATACAGAAAAGGCACAAGAATGAATGAGGTAGAAAAGGTAACTCATAGTAAGATTACTATGTTAAACAATTCTCATCTAACATCTCCCAATACCACATTCCCTGCTTACACTACGGAAGGCAGCATAATGAATGTATTCCCTGAATCTGTTAATTCTATTGGACGAGTAATGTGTCAGTATATAAGATATCCAAAAGACCCTAATTGGACATTTGTATCATTAACTAATGGTGAGCCGGTATATGACCCATCTCAACCCGATTTCCAAGACTTTGAATTAGCATTAGATTCTGAAGCAGACTTGGTTTTAAAGATATTACAGTACGCAGGTGTGTCAATTAGAGAGGGTCAGGTTTATCAGTTTGCTCAGGGAGAAGAAACACAAAATAACCAAGAACAATCATAATGGCATATATATCACAATATCAGTATTACGAGAATAGCGGGCAAACGCCTGAAGATTCTAATTGGGGTTCATACCAATACGTCAGCCTGTACGACATCGTCAACAACTTTATGTTGATGTATGCCGGCAATCATAATCTGATAAACAACGAAGAAAGATTTAAGGTTTTGTTTCACGCAAAGCGTGCTATACAAGAACTAAACTATGATGCCTTTAAAGAAATAAAGGTGTTAGAATTAAACGTTACAGAAAACCTCAGATATGTACTACCCTCTGACTATGTCAATTGGGTGAGAATATCTATGTATAAAGATGGTGTTCTATATCCTCTTAGTGAGAACGTACAAACACAAACATCAAACGCATATCTGCAGGATAATACAGGTAGAATACTATTCGATATAGATGGTAATATTTTAAGACCTGAGTTTTCTCATATCGACTATGACAGAATCACAGGGACTAAACAAAGTATTTACTTAGACCAAAACAACGCACAGTTTAACGGGATGCCCGGATACAACGTTGATGGTTCTTGGTATTTTGATTTTGAGGTTGGCGCAAGGTTTGGTTTAAATACTGAGACTGCTAATGCTAATCCTACATTCACGATTGATAAAAAGGCAGGAGTTATAAACTTCAGTTCAAGCGTGGGTAACAACTTAGTTATACTCGAGTACGTGTCTGATGGTATGGAAAATGGAGATGATTCAAAGGTTTCAGTAAACAAACTTTTCGAAGATTATATTTATGCTGCTATCGAATATGCTATTCTGAGTTCTAAGTTAGGTGTACAGGAGTACATTATTGCAAGAACAAGAAAAAGAAAGGGCGCACTCCTACGGAACGCCAAGATTAGAATAAGTAATATTCATCCCGGTAGGTTATTAATGAACCTAAGAGGACAAGATAAGTGGCTGAAATAATATGGCAAATCTGACAAGAAACTTCATTTCGGGAAAAATGAACAAGATGGTTGATGAACGACTCGTTCCTAACGGGGAGTACATTGATGCATTAAATGTTCGTATGGGTTCTACTGAGGGCTCTGAGATTGGTGTAATAGAAAACACAAAGGGTAATTTGCCTTTGACTCAGTTGTCCTACAATGGCACGCCATTAAGTGAGGCGGCTCGTTGTATAGGTGCTTTTGAAGATGGCGCAATAGAAACCATATATTGGTTTGTACACGACCCAAATTTCACGTCTTCTCCAACAGGTAAGTTGGATATGGTTGTTTCTTACAACGATAACACTAATACTACTACGTATCACCTTATATCAATTAATGATGGGGGTGGTGTAAATACTACACTAAACTTTGATAAACAGTATCTTATAACAGGTGTAAATAAGATTGAGAACTTACTGTATTTTACAGATAACCTTAATCAACCAAAGCAGGTCAACGTAACAAGAAACTATCCAAACCCCGTGGCAGGGGTGGATGGTTTTACTGAGGAGTCTATTCTTGTAATTAAGAGACCACCCGCAAACTCGCCAACTATTGTACCTGAAGCAACGTCAAGCCAAGACAACTTCTTAGAAGACAGGTTTATATGTTTTGCATACAGATACAGATACGAAGATGGTGAGTATTCTGCTACGTCACAGTTTTCAGAGCCAAGCTTTTTACCCGGACCTTTTAGATACAATTCGGCTACCGCTCTAAACGAGGGTATGTTAAACATTACGAATCAATGTAAGATAATATACAACTCAGGAGGCCCTCTTGTTAAGTCTGTAGACTTGTTATTTAAGGATATGAATAACTCTACTATCAAGATTATCGAAAAGCTTGATAAAGAAGAGTTGGGTCTTGCTGATAATACAGACTACACATATACGTTTAACAACAGTAAGATATTTACTATCGCTCCATCAGGAGAGATTCTTAGGTTATTTGATAACGTACCAAGACTTGCTCAAGCACAAACCTTAATGGGTAACAGGCTTGTATATGGTAACTATGTTGAGGGATATGATTTAGAGGATGCGTATGGCAACCCTACAAAATTAGAGTACATTACTACGTTAGCATCTGAGGATATTGGTTTAAGTCAAATAGAGACTGAAACCTCTTCAGGGAACTACTCTTGGGATGGTGCTCAAACAATACCTCAATCGGTATTAGAGATTGACCTTACCGATGCAAACTTAATATCAGGTGCTATAATAAACATTCTATTTAGATTCTCTCACAACCAATGGTCAGGGACACCCCCATTTCCTACTGAAACCACAGAGGAACAAACTGTTGATTTTACGTACATACTACCACAAGATTTTAATAGTGTGTATGACCTCGCCACGTCAACTGATTTTCAGGAAAAGATAGGTACTGCAGCAAACATACAAGCAATAGCTGATGCTTGTAACGGTCAGACATTTACAGATTTATTTAATTGTATTGTCCCTAACGAGTTAAGCGGGTTGTTTAAATACAGAAGTGGGATATCAGGTCCTGACCAACCTATATCGATAATTACAAGTCCCGGTTCTAATACAATAGGTTTTCAGTTGCCAACTATAGAGTTTGTGGATGACCCTACAGGCGGTAATATTACACAAGAGGTTTATGAATACTACTCTATCACAACTGCAAGCGTGGAGTTTGCAGAGGTAGGAGACCCGTCAAGCTTGCATAGTAACAGAGGTTATGAGGTTGGTATTCTTTATATGGATGAATACAATCGTATGACAACTGCATTGGTTAGTCCAAATAACACGGTGCACGTACCCTGTAGTTCATCTGAATTTAAAAACACTATAGACGTAAATATTCCTACTTCTCAGGTTGCTCCAAGTTGGGCTAAGAGATACAAGTTCTGTATCAAGCCTGATAAGAAGGATTACGATATCATATATTCAAACCTATTTTTTAGAGACCCTGTATCGGGTGCTGACTATTTCTTACTTGAAGGTCAGAACTCTCAAAAGGTTGAGGTTGGAGATGAGTTGATTGTAAAGACAGATACTCAAGGTGCAAGAAATAATTGTACTTGGACAACGGTATTAGAGAAGGATGCTCAGATGGCTGACTTTATAGAGCCTGTTGATTCAAACGGAACTATCATCCCTGTGCCTGCCGGTACTTATATGAAGCTTCGTGCTAACAATTTTAGTACAGAGGTTGGTGAACTTCCTGTGGTTGCTTATGGAGAGAAGTCTTCAAGTGGGAGCGGATGTCGAATCATAAACTATCCTGTAGATACAGAAGACCCAAACACACCGGGCAGCTTCATTGATTATACAATTCCTGCAGGAAGTAGAATACGAATAAAAATTGAGAACAATAGAAGGGGTAATTTAGATTCTTTTCTTGGGAATGTACCACCAAAACATTGGTCTGTTGAGGCTAAGTTTACCGCATCACAAGAGTATCCAAACTTCAAGGATTGGTTTGTTGGGGATAATGTTGCATCTGCATTGGAGGCTCAGGCTACTGATAGCGGAACAGGTGTAACAGGACCGGGATTCAATTCAGTTGATGGGACTTTGGAAAATTGTGGTGTAAATAACATATCTTCTACATTTAGACAGGTAGGTAATAGATATTATTTTACTGTAAAAAGTAGTGAGGGTTATGGCGGAAGTAAGAAGAATACTACTTTAAAGGTAGAGATTGAGGTCATCAGAACTGCAGACACAATTGTGTTTGAGTCAGACCCTCAAGATGCTGAACCGGATTTATGGTACGAAAGTTCTGTGTCATTTGGTATAGGACCAAACGGGGAACACCTTGGTAACATTCAAAACCAAAACTTTAGTACAGGAGCACCGGGATTAGTTAAAACTTCATTCTTTAATTGCTATGCGTTTGGTAATGGTGTTGAGAGTTATAAGATTAATGACTCTCTTGTAGGTAAGGAACTTGTATTAGGTAACCGTGCTACGACAACTGATTCAAAACTATATGGTGAAGAGTTGCGATTTGCCGACCTTACTTATAGCGGTGTATATAATGCTGAGACCAATATAAATAGATTGAATGAGTTCAACTTAGGGTTGTCAAACTTTAAACCTTTGGAATTTTCATTTGGCCCGGTTATGAAACTCTTTGCAAGAGAGACGGATATATTAGTTCTACAAGAGGATAAGATATCTTATGTATTAGCGGGTAAAAACTTATTATCAGATGCAGGAGCAGGTAATGCTATCGTATCAACACCTGAGGTTTTAGGAACTCAGATTGCAAGAATAGAAGAGTATGGTATATCACACAATCCTGAGAGTTTTGCTCAATGGGGTGCAGATAAATACTTTACTGATGCCAAGAGGGGTGTGGTTTTACAGTTAACAGGTTCAGGACCAAACAATGATTCACTACAAGTGGTATCAACGTTGGGAATGAGAACGTGGTTTAGAGACTTATTTAACACGTCTTTTGAAACTCAGAAGTTAGGAGGGTTTGACCCTTATATGAATGAGTTTGTTTTATCATCAAATAACCAACAACTCCCTCAAGATGTTGAGTGTGATGATTGTGGCATCACCACTACGATTAACATAACCAATACAGAACCATACGAGTTGTGTTACAACTTAGGTAACTTAGTTGGGGATGTTGAGGTAGTATACGAGGTTGTGTCTGTGTCAGGTACATTTAATGTATCAGCAGAATATGACGGCTCTACGTACACATCAGGAAATGTTAGTACGGGTGGTAAGTTGACCTTTGATAAATCTAAGATATTAGAAGAGGAGACAAACATTAACATAACATCTACAGGCAGTTGTGTATTAACACTAACTGTTAATTGTCCATCAGCCCAAGAGATTGATATTATATTAGTTTGTTTGACAAGTGACAATGAGGCAGGTTTGTTTATACATAATGATTACAGATGGACTGATAACGGTTTTGTTTCTCCACTACATAGTGAACAGGTTGAGTTTGGTTCAGGCGCAAGTCCTATAGTTTCTCAATACAATACTATTTCAGGACTACAAGGTGGTGGTACAATACCTGCTAATCAGGCGGTTATTTCTATTAGAAGTAATAAGATAGGCACAGATGATTTTGATTTTGATATCAATGCAGATAAGTTTAGATATTTAAGGACAAACACATTATACCAAAACACACCATCTGATATCAATGACTTGATTAATGCAAGTAATACTGCTAATCCTATACAAGGGCCAACACAGGGCAACACGTTCTACCAAGCGCAATTCAATATGCCAAGTGTAGCGGGAGACAAGTTGTATATGATTTGGGATTACAGAAACAGTACACCTATTGAACTATGTCAAGGTTTAGATGTCACAGAAGCTTGCTGCGGATGTGAAGGTAGTGGTGGCTCAGACCCTGACCCTGACCCGACACCCGATTGTACAGAATACACAGTAAGCACAACATCAGGTTCAGGTATTTCATTCTCGTTTGAGGATTGTGACACAGGACAGATTGTTGAGATGGCAGTTGGTGGCGCAAGTGGATATGATGCAGAGACATTCTGTGCACGCACGGGTAGTGTGCAAGCAAGTGGACTAACAGTAACTACAAACGGACCTTGTTAATAAACAAAATTAAATTATGGCAACATACTATATAGACGGAACAACATTATCAAACTCGACTGCGGTCTATGACAACGCAGCAATGACTTTATGTGCCGCAGATGGATTTTACTCAG